TTTCATCGTCTCACATGTACAAAAACACCTCTGAGAAATCGCCTGTCCCTCGATGAGAAACCAAATGTGGTTAGATGCGTGACTTCTTTGTAAATTTTCACAATATTTTGAAGTTGTGGAAACGAGATACGCGTTGTTATTTATATAAATTTTAGTGATTTCAGCATTTTCTTGTCCATCCATGTTTTTTTGAACAAACGTTTCGATATCTTGATATGTCTGTTGATCTGAAAAAACATCTTTCGTTTCTCGTAAACTGAACGACCCCTCTTCTCGTGTAGATCCTTCGACAATCACGGGTGTTTTGTTTTCAGTTCGAAGTGTTGCCATCCACATGATTTCAACGCTCGGTTCTTGATTAAAAATACGTGTCAGTTTAGAATCTTCGTGTGTGTACATGAGAACCGGTCGATATTCACCCTGTGTGATTTTTCCCTTTTCACATTCTTCACATCCACGCCCTTCACACGCATCATGTTTCGCCTTTTTATGTGACCAAGGCATACGAAATCCACTCCCCTTGACATTTCGTTTTCCACCCCCATACACCGCAGTATCAACTATATTTTTCCACTCTTTTCCGGGAAAGAGAATACCTAAAGATGAAACAATATGCGAATGAAGAGCCATCGCAGAACCATGATCAACTACAAAATTCGGCCAATTCATGTGTACACCATGTTTTATCAAGTTTCCCACACTTTTAGGTTCTGCCACTGAAATTAACACATCTTTTCCCCCAAAATGTGTGACTCTATCACAGATTGTACGTACAATTTCTTCCAAACGTTCGACTGATAAGTGTTCATCATCTTTATAATCGAGATCGACGAAAAAATTATACGTACCCGTTTTTTGTTCGACGACGTATATCTTTTCACCGGACTTGATAGCTTTTACGTACATATCATAAAAATCATTCAATCTATCAAAAGGAACAGATAGGACACCTCCGTCCATGAGCACATGTGATAGATTGGAGCCATTTGCAAACTTTTGTTTGCGACACCAAGATCTAAACATACTTATATGTTTATCGTGTTAATTTTTTAATAGTATTCATCGGGCCATATGGAAGTTCTACACGAAACGTCCATGTATTCTTCTTCGGCGTTCGATAATTCTTTTTTTAAAACTAATAGTTCGTATACGGTTTTATCCTTTATATTTTCCACATACTCATCCGCTTTGTTTTCCCTATACGATTTACGATCCATAAGAATAGTCTTGATCTGCATGAGAATGTAGTTCTTAGACTTCATTATTTTATATGGAAGGTTTTTCTGTTAAGGGAAGTCACGCATGCGTAAAATTCGGGGTTGTCGACGACGTTGCGAACAATTCGTTCCCATCGTCGACGCTGATTGAATTCGGGAAGAGTATCAAAACTCATGAAATCATTTTCATCGTACGTTCGTTTCATGTGTATTTGTTTCGTGTGCATTTTATATTTTTCTTCATTAAATCGTCTGATGAGTTCGAGTTGTTCCATTTTCGAATAGTTTACAAAAAATATGAATACCGTGTATTCTAATTCAATTGTATCACTTTCTTTTATATTGAACGTATAACTCGTGTATTCTCCATCTTTTAAAGAAATAACCCCCCTTGTCTCTTCCTCGAGTTCTCTCAAGGCACATCTCAATGGATTATATACTTCTCTTCTTCGACATCCACCTGTGACAAATATCCACTCTTTAAATCTTCTATCTCTTACTGTCAAGAATCGCGGCGTTTCGCCAGCGAATGTGACAGGGATGGCTATGGCTTTATGTTTTTTCATCGCTCATAGCTTCTACAATTCCCTGATAAGTTTATTCCGAAGATTCTTTCTCACTCACCTGCGATCGAGTTACACGCTTTTCAACTACTGGTTCTTCCTCGACAGAATTCTCTTCCTGAATTTCAGGAATCGCGGATAAAGGCTGTACGGTATATTGACGATGCATGTTCTCGATGACAGTCTTAATGTCACTAATCTCATCCTTCGTTTTTTTCAATTCCGTGTACATGTAAATCGTGCCAGCAATACACATGGCCATGGCAGCAACGGTCGCGGTCTCACGATCAAATGTAAACATTGTATATTATTTACATTCGTTATTTTTAAGTAGATACTATCGCACCCATTTTTGTTTTATCAGTTGGACACTCATACCCATGTTGCGCAAACTGGATTTCATTATAGTGACCATCTTTACATTCTGCGTTCTGTATAGGAATATATTTATTCAACGTGCCCGATTTAGGATCGTACGTCAGCATAAATACAAAGGCTAATAAAAAAAGTAATAACCACATTAATATAATTGGGAATTTAATTGGAGTACATGAGACCACCCATACCATTCTCGATACGGAGAATGTTATAGTTCACGGCGTAGATGTCTGTGTCGAAAGAACCGGAATCGGTCACGAGACGAGCCGAATCGATACGACTGAAGTTGAGAGTACCCGTGGGCTGTGAGTTTGCACGTGTCGAGGCAAAAGGGGTAGAGGAAATGCGTGGCACACTGCTATCGAGTGTCGAGAACGGCGTGTGATAGTAAAGAGTCGTGGACGTGTAGTTAGGCTGCGCAATTTTAGCGTCACCGACGTCGGTACCATTGATCTGAAGCTTCACCTTACCAGAAGCCATACCAACATTACCACTCTTGTACGTCGTGAGGAACTTCACGGGGTGGTTGTAGTTGAGCTCCTGAACTGTGGAACCAGACGCGACCGCCCGCTGCGTCTGTGTAATGAGCATGTTCTGGGGTGTGGAAGAAATAGCAGTGCGCTCGTCCGTGTCGAGGTAGACGAATTGAGCGTGAACTTCATAATCCGTCGCAGAGAGAGTACCCCACGAGATGCGAAGCTCTACGTCGTGGTACTGAAGCGCGACGAGAGGAAGCGCCGATTGCGCGTTCTCGCAGAACGAGAAACGAAGGGGGTAAAACCCAGAATCATCGGCGCCTGAAGCGGGGAGAGACTTGGAATACGTCTGAGAAAGCATCAACGGGGCAATCTCTTGAGAGAACTCGGACGTGTGTGTATCGATAACCTGACCACCGATGAGAAGTTCGACCTTGCTGATCTGCGTTTTCCAATCACTGCGTGTCGCCGTGTTAGAGGGGGAGCGATTAGTAATGTAAACATAACCGAGCATATCACCCTTGCGCTCGAAGCGAACGGTGGACATACCATTAGAGACGGGGTTACCCTGGATAACCTGCTTCTCTACGGTCTGAGCAAAGTTTGTGTGACGTTTGTAGTTGGATCGGAAAAAGGACACCTCGGGCTTACCGACAATGTGAGCATCCTGAGCGCCAATAGCGACGAGTTGGGCAATACCACCGGACATTTTATATTATACTACGTTTTTATTTTTAAGTATCAAAACAAAGGAACGTGAGGATGAAGAGACTCTGTAAGAATGAGGGAAAGAACACCAATCATTGCGAGTCGACCATTCACAAGTTCAGTCTCAGGTTTCCAGAATCCCTGAATGTATCCCTCGTCCTTGGGATTAGCCGCGGTTCCGATGAGCACGAGTGCGGCGACGGCGACGGAAAGACCGATATTCTCTTGAAATTGTGTACTGATCGAATGACCGGTCATGATTTCGTCAATCACCGCCGATGTAAAACCGATCATGGCAGCTCGTCCATTCACGCGTTCGGCCATGGATAGAAAATCATTTGGGCGGTCTACCGTCCTGAGGGGAGGTACGCGAGAAGATGTGGTCTTGGTCTTAGTCTTGGTCTTAGGATTGGAAGAAGTGTTAACAGCAACAATAGGTTTGAGAGCGGCAATGCAGGACATTTTGTACTTTTTGTACGCGGGTTTTCTTTAAATCAATGATCTTTCGAGATCTCCGACACGCGTCACGAGGGATGCCACCAATAATTCCATCGTGGCAATTTTGGATTTTTCTGATTGGAGTTGAGTTTCTAGTTCTACTATACGCGCCTTATCGGCTTGTTGTTGACGATCAACCTCTTGAAGAGCGGCTGTGGCGATTGTAAATATAGCATTTTTGTCGAGGTGATGAAAATCATTAACTTCTTCTCCAAATACCCAAACGCGAGTCTCAGATTTAATTTTATCATAGCCATCTTTATCTTTTATAATTACCGTCGTATCATTTTCAATCGATACAACTTCAAATTCCATATGCGCGTATTTGGGTGTCTTTATTATTAGTTTATTTCCTTGTTTGACTGTATGATCTATAGGTAATGGTTCTACCAAAATAATTTTAATTTCGGTATCATTCAATATTTCGACAGATGCCTCACATTGTATGTTCGGTAATATTCCGTGTGTTCTAGAAACAGCATTAGGTAAAACTTCGGCAACTTCTTGGGCTATGAAACCTATAATCCTATCAGTCGTATTACGCGTTTTATCTTTGTATCTATATGTTGTGGGTTTGAGTAGTCTCAATTTATCTAATGCTAACGTATCATCAATTTCTAAAAAATCTTTTTTGATACGAACATCACTGAAAGCAACATACGCTGGAGCCCGTATTGACCCAGCACAATATAAACTAAAATTTAAGTTAGGCGCATCTGCCTGGATTTGACCACCATTTGTCCACCAATCGTGCGACGAATTTGCATAATCTATAGTGGCTTCGAACACGTGGACCCTTAAACCACCACCTTGCATCGATGTACCGTAGTCCGTCGTGATGACTCTTTCCCCCCCGTTATAATACAATTTTACATAATTATTTCTATAACAATATATCATCCATTCGTTATCTACATCGTTATAAATGCCACAACTGTTGTTATCCGAACTCATAAACACATATCGCCCATCAATGGAGTATCCTTCCCAACCACCGTTTCCACCACCGGTCGTTTGAACTGTTCCGTAATTTCCGGTGGCGCTACGTATCCCCTGACTCCCGGAACCGCTAAGATGTACAGTACCTCCACAATATATATGACTTGTATTTTTGATAATTCCACTAGTCGCATTTAACCCTATCCTAGCATCACCATCTGCAGCGACATATAAACCCCAGCCACCCGTAAGTATACTCGTAAAATTACCGTGGGAATAGCCTATACCGTACATATTTCCAAGCGAATCATCACTCGGCTTATAGTTTGAGCCAATTGTGTATATTGGATTTGTTTTGTAGCTGTTAGCTCCAACATTGTTATACGAACCGACAAAATAGCCAGTGCTGTGACCAGAACGTGTTATATCACTTCTAAGATGCAAAGCTCCATTGACGTCCAACTTTGCACTTGGACTATTCGTCCCAATACCAACATTCCCCGTCTGTCTATATATATCATCACCATCCTCTGTAAATATTGTCGCACCTGTGTCACCCCTTGGAATCGTGAAGTCGAGTGTCGCCGCATTTGTGGTTCCACTATTCGTCACGGATGCGGGTGATCCGGGTACACCCGTCGTGACTGTTCCGATGGAAATAGTTGCTGCGTCACCTGTAGATCCCTGTGCACCCGTGTCACCCCTTGGAATCGTGAAGTCGAGTGTCGCCGCATTTGTGGTTCCACTATTCGTCACGGACGCGGATGATCCGGGTACACCCGTCGTGACTGTTCCGACGGATATGGTTGCTGCGTCACCTGTAGATCCTTGTGCACCCGTGTCACCCCTTGGAATCGTGAAGTCTAGTGTCGCTGCGGACGTAGACCCACTATTCGTCACTGACGCGGATGATCCGGGTACACCTGTTGTAACTGTTCCAACGTATATTGTAGCGGCATCACCTTGAGGTCCGGGTGGTGTGTTTTGTAACCCCGAACCATCACCCACGAATGATTTTGCTACGATTCTACCGGGATTCGTGCTATCGTTTATGATAACTTGATTCGCACCCGCTGGCCCCACGCGTAAATCTGTGTTCACGTACACGTTACTATTCACATGTAAACCTGCCTGGGGATCTGTTGTGACTAACCCTACACGATTGTTATCGGTGTCAACGAATAAGTGGGAGGAACCAACCAATAAGTTACTGGTAATATCCAATTTTCCCGTGAGG